ACCATACACAGAAGCTTATAAAACATTTAGACAACAAGCTGGGAGACAAACACAATATCCTGACTTAAATTTTTCTGGTCAAATGTTATCAAACATAACTCAAAGATCACAACCTACACAAGCTATTATTTATTTTGCTAATAAGTTCCAAAATGTTAAAGCTTTAGGTAATCAAAAGAAACGTAAATTCTTTGCTATTGGTGCAAGAGAGATACAACCAATAATGAATGTATTTATGCAAACATATAACAAGCTTAGTAAATTATGAGTAAACGAGAAGATATAGCAGGAAATATAGTAACAGCAATTTCAACTGGAACATCTCCAATAACTTTAAAGAAAGTTACAAGAGAACCATTTAACGTAGATGAATTATCTGAACAACAATATCCAGCTTGTTTTGTGCAATCTGGTAATGAAGTTAGATCAGATGAAACAATGACATCAAGCACTATTACAAGACAAGCAACTGCTGACTTTGTAATTGTTGGATATGTAAAAGGAACTACAACAAATATTGATACAAAACGTAATGAGTTAATCACTACGATTGAAACTAGATTAAATTCTGATAGAACACGAGGTGGGTATGCAAAACAAACTCAAGTAGTAGAAGTATCTACTGATGAAGGAGTTTTGTTCCCAATAGGTGGTATCAGAATGGTGGTGCGAGTTATGTACCAATATACATCTGGCACACCTTAACATTAACTAAACAAGGAAAACAAACATGGCAACTCATACTGGTTCAGAAGGAACTATAAAAGTAGCAACAACAACAGTAGGCGAACTTAGAAGTTACTCTTTAGAGCAAACTGCTGACACTATTGAAGATACTCAAATGGGTGATACTAGCAGAACATATAAATCTGCTTTAAAAGGTTGGTCAGGTTCAGCATCATTATTTTTTGATGAAGCTGATGCAGGTCAATTACTTTTAGTTCTAGGAACATCAATAGCTTTGAAAGTGTACCCAGAAGGTGCAAGTTCAGGCGACAAGTATTACTATGGTGATGCAATCATAACTGGTAGCAACATATCAGCATCTTTTGATGGAATGGTAGAAGCTGAAATAACATTTACAGGAACAGGTGCAATAACACTTGGAACTGCGTAATTAATTATTAATTAGAAAAGGAAGATATGAACGTAATAGATAGAGTGAAGGCACAATTTGAATCTTTAGGCATAAAAAAGATTGAGGTTGCTGAGTGGGGCGAGGAAGGCAAACCTTTAATAATATATTGCTCACCATTTACACTTGGTGAAAAAAGAAACCTATTTAAAGGTGCTAAGAATGATGATCTAGGAGTATTGGTAGATGCAATCGTTTTAAAAGCAAAAGACTCAGAAGGAAATAAAATATTTAAGCTAGATGACAAGCTAACATTATTGAATAATGCTGATGCAAATGTTATAGCTAGAGTATCAACAGAAATGTTGAATGGTGTTTCTTACGAGGAAGCTGAAAAAAAGTAAGATCTGATACGGAGTTATATTCTATACTTGCTCTTGGTCAGGAATTAAACAAAAGTATGGAAGAAATTTGTCTTATGACACAAGATGAATTTTATTATTGGATAGCTTACTTTAAAGTGAAGGCAGAAAAAGAAAAACTACACTATGGCAGATCAGCAACTAAACATAAAACTTAATGTTATAGACAATGCTACAAAAGCTTTTACAGAAGTTAAAAACTCAATATTTAATTTAAGAAATGCTTTAATTGGTCTAGGTGGTGGAGTAGCTTTAAGAGGTTTAGCTAAAGTAGGAAGCGAAGCTGAATTAACAGAAAACAAATTATCATTCTTATTTGGTTCAGTAGAAAAAGGTTCTCAGGCATTTAAAACATTAAATTCATTTGCAAGTAAATCACCATTTGCATTTCAAGACATTATTTCATCTGCTGGTAATTTAGCAGTAGTATCAAAAGACTCAGAAGAACTAGCAAGAAACTTACAAATAGTTGGTAACGTATCTGCAATAACTGGATTAGATTTTCAAACTTCTGCTGAACAAATATCTAAAGCTTTTACTAAAGGAATTAACTCAGCAAGATTATTTCAAGACAAAGGTGTTGCAAGTTTATTAGGGTTTTCAAAAGGTGCTGATGTAAGTGCATTTGCTACTGAAGAAGCATTTGTTAGAGTATTTGGAAGTGGTGGTAGATTTGCACAAGCTTCTAATGTTTTATCAAATACATTTCAAGGAACATTAACTAAGATCACTAATTCATTTGTTAAATTTCAAAACGATATTAATAAAGGTGGTTTCTTTAATTTTATAAGTGCAGGATTATCAGTTATAAATGACAACCTAGATAAGAATAGTGCAACATTACAAAAGTTTGCTACATCATTTGGAGAAGAATTAACAAGAGCAATAAAAGGTTTATTATTAGGAACTGGTTTAATCATTGATGCTGTTGCACCTATATTTAAGTTTGTAGCAAGTGGAATTGAAGGATTATTAAAAGCTTTAGATGCACTTCCAAGTGGTGTTAGAGAACTGGGAGTTATAGGATTTTTATTATTAGGTACTGGTGGAAAATTAATAGCATTAGCACTTGGTTCATTACTAGATCAACAAAGAAAATTTGTAGAACAATTTGGCGATCAAAAGTTCTTCTTAGAAAAAAACACAAGTGAATTAAATAAACAATCTGGTGCTTATGGAGTTATAAAAGATTTCTTAGATCAAATAGACGTAAAGACACAATCTATTAACGAAAAGAACCAACAAAAGAATGAACTTATTAACAATACTAATACTGGTTTAGAAAAACAAGTAAGCTTATTAGATGAGATTATAGAAAAATTTGGAAGAATTAATACAGAAGCTTTAGATCAACTTAAAAAAACATCTGATGTAGTAGTACAAACACTTAATCAAGGTATAAAAGATTTTTCAAAAGGTATTGCACAATCTATTGTTTTAGGAAAGTCTTTAGGTGAAGCTTTAAAATCTGCAGTACAAAATGCTTTAGTAAATATACTAGCAACTCAAATTGAAATATTAATTAGAGAAGGATTAAAATTAGCTGGTCTTAAATTACAAACACTAGAAATTTCAAAACAAAATGCTTTATTAGCACAACGACAAGCTATCGGTGGTGATAGTGGTGGTGGTTTTTTTAGTTCGTTATTAAGTTTTGGAACTAGTTTATTTAGTGGTGGTGGTGGATTTAATCCTGACATTGGTGGAATACCAGATACTTATGTAGGAATGGCAGAAGGTGGTTCTGTTAGAGGTGGTATGCCAATTACAGTTGGAGAACGTGGTAGAGAATTATTTGTACCAAATACAAATGGAACTATTATTCCTAATCACGATATGGGTAATGGAATGAATATAACATTTAATATTCAAGCAAATGATGTTAGAGGTATTAAAGAATTATTAATTGATAATAGAGCAACCATAATTAACTTAGTTAATCAAGGTGCTAATCAAAAAGGAAAATCTAACGTAATATGAGTGGCACATTCCCAGCAAGTCCAGCACCTAGAGATGTAGCAATCAGTTCTAATCAGAACACTATTGTAACTACAACTGCTTCTGGCAGACGACAAGCAAGACAAATTGATGGTCAAAGATTTAGATTAAGACTTAGATTCCCAGTTATGAGTAGAAGTGAGTTTGCACCTATACTTGCTTTTATAATGAAACAAAGATCACAAATGGAATCATTCCAATATGTACCACCAACTATTGATGACCCATTAGGAGTTGCTACTGGGACTATATCAGTTGATGGTGCTGTAAGTGCAGGAGTTACTTCTGTTGCAATAAATGGAATGGCTAATAGCACAAATGGAGTATTTAAAGCTGGAGACTTTTTTAGATTTACTGGACAAACAAAAGTTTACATGGTTGTAGCTGATGTTGATTCAAATGGTTCTGGCGAAGGAACATTAACCTTTGAACCACCATTAAGAGGAAACGTATCTGATGATACAGTAATAGTTTATGGTAATGTAGATTTTACAGTTGGATTAACTGGAGATATTCAAGAATTTACTATTGGTACAGAAAACTATTTTCAATACGAAATTGATCTTATAGAGGTATTGTAATGACAAGATCATTAAGTGCTGGAGTAATAGCCGAGATAGCTACCAATAAACTTAATCCAGTAGAACTTGTTTATTTAGGAATTGGAACTGGCACATATTATACAGATCACTATAAAGATTTAACCTTTGACGGAAATACTTATACAGCTTCATCATTATTCTTAGCAAGTTCTGAAGTACAAGAAACAGTTGATGTTTCAGTAAATACATTGTCGCTTAAATTCTCAGGTGCAGATACAACAATCATTTCTTTATTGCTTAACAATAATTACATGAACAAACCTGCAAAAGTTTATAGAGGGTTTTTAAATGACAGTCAGGCATTAATAGCTGACCCATTTCTTTTATTTGATGGAAGAATATCTAGCTTTACTTTAGAAGAAAACGCAACAACATCATCTGTTAATATTATTATAGCTTCACATTGGGCAGATTTTGAAAAGACTTCAGGAAGAAAAACTGCTGAAAACTCACAGAAGCTTTATTTTCCTAATGACAAAGGTATGGAGTTTGCAAGTAAGACAGCACAAAAGATTAAGTGGGGTTCAGCTTAATGAATGACTTATATAGAACAATTCATCTTTATAGACAGTTTCCTAAGTTTGACAAATATACTTATGCAGATTTAGTTAAAATGATAACTCCATCAATTAACTTAGATCAATACCAAATACATAGAGTAGGAAATCAAGATGTTGGATTTACTAACTGGGCTTTCCTTAGTGATAATGTTGAACAAAGATTTAAACTTACTGGCAAATTAAAAGCTAATGAATGGAATTGTGGAAATAATGTTTGGCACATTGAAACAGTTGCTAAAAGTCATTTGAGAGAAATTATGAAATGGACTAAAGAATATTTTAGAACAAAATTAGAAATTAACCAACCTATTAAATGGTTAAGAATTAAAGATCATAATGTTTATAGAAGATCAGAAAAATATAAAAGAGAATTTCACATACACGCATGATAGATTTATTTAACTCAATATCTACTTTAGCTAATAGGATTTTTGATAATCTTATTAATGGAACTGATGTTGTACTTTATACTTCTGGTGCTGACCCATTTACTGCTGCAATCATTCAATTTATTATAGTTACTGCAATCAGTTATATTATTGCACCTAAACCAAAAGCACCAAGATTTAACGCATCAGATGAAGCGAAAGGTGTTACTGTTAGCAAAGATTCTAACAACAATCCTATTCCTATTGTTTATGGTAAAAGACAAGTAGGATTAACTAGAGTATTTGTTGAAAGTTCTGGTGCTGATAATCAATATCTTTATGTAGCAGGAGTATTATGCGAAGGTGGTGGTGCAGGAATTACTGCAATAGATGAAGTTTATGTAGATGATAAACTAGTAACATTTGATGGTGCATTATCTGATGGAACAATAAGAGGAGTAAGCAGTTCAGATACCAACTATTATAAAGGTGGAGAATCTTTAATATCTATTCAATCATTTTTTGGATTAGACAATCAATCAGCTTCTTCTTTACTTGATGAAACAACCAACTGGACTGAAAATCATAAACTATCAGGTCTTGCTTATGTTGCTTTAAGATTTAAATGGAATCAAGATGCTTACAATGGACTGCCAGAAGTTAGAGTAACTGTAAGAGGTAAAAAAATTTATGACCCAAGATTAGATTCTACTAAAGGTGGTTCTGGTTCACATAGACAAGATGACCCAACGACTTGGGCTTATTCTGCAAACTCATCATTAGTTCTTTTAGATTATTTAAGAAATAGCAGATATGGAAAAGGATTACCTAATGATGCCTTTGAAACTAATTATGATACATTTAAAACTTCTGCAAATACTTGCGATACACAAGTAACTCCTTATTCAGGTGCTACAAGCGATATTAACTTATTTGAAACAAATGCAGTTATAGATAGTGAAAAGAAAGTATTAGAGAATGTAAGAGAACTCTTAGTACCTATGAGAGCAATCTTTAATTACACACAAGGTAAATACAAAATTATTATTGAAGGTTCAGGAAGTTCACAATTACTATTAACTAAAGATAATGTTGTAAGCGAAGTTAAATTACAAGGTGAAAGTAAATCTGAAAAATACAATAGAGTTATAGGAACATTTACAAATCCTGAAAAAGATTATCAATCAGATACAGTTTCATACCCACCTTATGATGATTCTGCTTTACCAATAGAAGATAGACATACAACAATGTTACAAGCAGATAATGATACTTTATTAGAAAGAAGTTTTGATATGATACAAGTAACTTCTCCATATCAAGCAGAAGAAATTTGCGAGAACATTTTAAAAAGATCAAGAAACAATTTAAAAGCAGAAGTAACTGCAACTGCTGAAGCACTTAATCTATCAATTGGTGATATAGTTACAGCTACATACGATACTGCTGGATTTGTAAACAAACCATTTCGTGTAATGTCTTTAGCTATCAATTCAGATTCAACAGTAACTCTTGGATTAGAAGAACATCAAGATAACTTTTATACTTGGGAATCAAAAGGCGAAGTACCAACAATTCCTGATACTGTATTACCAAATCCATTTTCAGTTCAAGCACCTGCTATTGTAGTAACAGATGAAGTAATAGAATTATTTGATGGTTCTGTTGTTTCTAAAATTGTTGTTACAATTACAAACAATGACAACTTCGCAGATGAGTTTGAAGTTGAATACAAAGAATCTAGTGAAACAAGTTATAGATTAATGGGTAGAGGTATTAATCAAATTATAGAAAAGTACCCAGTTAAAGAAGGTGCAATATATAATATTCGTGCAAGAACAATAAACACTTTAGGTGCTAGATCAAATTTTACTTCTGCTAATCACGAAGTTGTAACTGCATTTCTTCCACCTTCTGATGTAACTAATTATAATATAGATGTTGTTGGAGATAAACTTCATCATTTCTTTAATCCTATAAGTGATTTAGATTTAGATTTTTATGAAATAAGATTTACTTCTGATACAACTGAAACACAATATTCTAACACTACAATCTTAGTACCAAGAATTGGGCGACCAGCAACTTCTGTTGTTACACCATTTGCAGGTTCAGGAAAGTTTTTTATTAAAGCAGTAGATAAGTTTGGTATTCGTTCTGCTAATGCAACATCAGTAGTTGTATCTAGTCAAATCTTTGAAGGTTTCCAATCAGTACAAACAATAACTGAAGAAACTGCATTTACTGGAGTTAAAACAGATTGTGCTGTTGTAGATAACACATTAGTTTTAAGCACATCTGCCTTTGACAGTATTAGTGGAAACTTTGATGATGCTGTTGGATTGTTTGATGGTGGAAGTAACTCAGTTCTAGCTACTGGTACTTATGAATTTGCAACTGCATTTGATTTTAGTAATTCATTTAGATTTAGAATAATACTTAATCAATTAAATGTAGATCACTTAGATTACATTGATAACTTTGATTCACAAGCTGGAGACTTTGATGATGTAGAAGGTTTGTTTGATGGTTCAACTAGTGAAGCTATTTCTACAAATGTTAAACTACAAATAGCAACTTCTTCTGACAATGTAACTTTTAGTAGTTTTAATGATTTCAAATCTGGTGATTATGTTACACGAGCAGTTAAATTTAAAGCTATATTAACTTCAACAGATACTTCTGCGACTCCTGCAATTAATAATCTATCTCTTAAATTTTTATTACCAACTGTTATACAAGATGGTTCTAACTTGACATCAGGAACTAATAATACTGGATTCCCAGTAACCTTTACAAAAGCATTTTATCAAACTCCTAGCTTGACAATTATTGGGCAAAACCTTAATAGTGGTGATAGATTTATTTTAAATAGTAAAGATAGATCATCTTTTAATGTTGAATTTTTAGATTCAAGTGGTAATACTGTTAATAGAACATTTGATTACCAAGCTGTTGGTATAGGTAGTCAGCAATAGATAGAAATAAAATTTATGGCACAACACGATTATATAATTTCCAATCAAGGTTTCCCAGCTACACGTGCTGACATTAATAACGTACTTAATTCAATCGCAACTTTAAATTCAGGAACTTCTGCACCAAGCACTCAATATGCTGGACAAATGTGGATAGATACCACAACTGCAACAAACTGGATTCTTTATATCTATGATGGTGCTGACAACATTCAAATTGCAACAATAAACACTTCTACAAATACAGTTAATTTTACAGATTCAGCTTTAGACGTTTTAACTGACACTACTCCACAACTTGGTGGAAACTTAGATGTTAATGGTAACTCTATTGTATCAACTTCTAATGCTAATATTACTTTAGCACCTGATGGAACTGGTGATGTTGTACTTTCAGCAGATACAGTTAAAATCGGTGATTCAAATGCCAATGCCACAATTACAACAGATGGTACTGGAGATTTAATACTTAATACAAATTCAGGTTCTAGTTCAGGTTCAATTACAATTAAAGATGGTGCAAATGGAGATATAGAAATACTACCTAATGGAACTGGTGTAGTTAAAATAGATGGTTTATCTTACCCAACTGCTGACGGAACTTCAAACCAAGCATTAGTTACTAATGGAAGTGGGGTTTTAAGTTTTGCTACTGTTGGTGGTTCTTTTGCAGATGGAACTGCTGGTTCGCCATCAATAACTTTCGCTTCAGATACAAATACTGGAATATTTAGACCAACTGCAGACACAATAGCTTTCACAGAAGGTGGTACAGAAGCTATGAGGATAGATAGTAGTGGTAGGGTGGGGATAGGGACTACTTCTCCTTCAGTTAAATTTCAAACAACTCTTGCATCTTCTAGCGTTGAAGCTACTGGATCTGGGGTAACAGCACTATTTGAAAACAGTGGAACCTGTGATGTTGTTATTGGTGCTGGAACATCTTCTAAATCAAGAATTGCTTTTGCTGACAGTGGTGATTGGATTGTTGGTCGTATTGATTACGACCACTCTGATAACTCAATGCGTTTTGGAGCAAATGGAACAGCAGAACGTATGCGTATAGCTTCTGATGGGTATGTAATAATTGGAAGAACAACAACATCATCTAGTACAGCAGGAGTACATTTTTCATCTGATGGACAAATTGTTGGTGTGAGAGGTTCTGATTATATTGCCTATTTTAATAGACAAAATAATGATGGCAACCTTGTACTACTTGCACAAGCAGATGCTACAGAAGGAACAATCTCAGTATCAGGTAACACAGTATCTTATAATGGATTTACAGGTTCGCATTGGTCAAGATTTATAGATGAGTCAAAACCAGATGTATTAAGAGGAACAGTTATGGAATCCTTAGACCAAATGGTTGATTGGTATGCAGTAGAATTTGAAACATCATACACAGAAAAAGATGCAGATGGTAATGATATAGTTAAAACACACACAGAACATAAACCTTATGCATTAAAACCTAATGAACAAGAAGGCGATGTTATTACTTATGCTTGGAATACTGAGAAAAAAGATGAAGATGATAATAACATTATAGAGCAAGTACAAGCAACAATCGTAAAAGAAAAAGATGTAAAACACATGATGTCTAAAATATCTGACACAAGTGAAGCTAAGAATGTCTATGGTGTATTTAGTCATTGGGATAATGACGATTTAATTAATAATGATTTCTACGTTGCTTCAGTTGGTTCTTATGTAGTGCGAATTAAAGCTGGACAAACTGTATCTAAAGGCGATTTACTACAATCTAATGGAGATGGTACTGCTAAAGTTCAAGCTGATGATTTAGTAAGAGCAAGTTCTTTTGCTAAGGTATTATCAAATACTGTAATAGACACTTATGAAGATGGTTCATTTATTGTACCATGTTCGTTGATGTGTTAAGACTCTAAAGCTGTTAATCTAGCTTCTAATAATTCTATTTTAGTTTGTTGAGAAGTTGATGTAGCTTTAAGTTCTTCTATAATTACTTGTTGTTCTTGACAAACTTTTACAATTCTTGGAACTATATGAGAATAATCTATTCCCCAAGATTGTTTAGGTTTGCCTAATTCATCTAAATCTTCAGAACCAACTGTAACAGCTTCAGGAACTACATTAATTAATTCTTGTGCTACAAAACCAAAATCTCTATGAGTATCAATATTATCTACCCAATCAAATTGTCTAACTTGCATATTTTTTAAATCTTGAATAGCAGAATTAGAATTTTGTATATTTTCTTTTAATCTTGCATCAGAAGCATTATTAAGTGCAACAGTTGTAGCAGTAGATGTTAGATATCCTGCTTGAGATGTATCTCTTAAAAATCTAATATGATATATTGTTCCACTAGTATCACTTGATTTACAAGCTAAAGCATATGTGCCTGAACCTGCATGAAGTATAGTTTGAACAGAACCAGTATCTGGTGCTGATGTATTTACTCCTAATCTTCCACTAGAATCTATACGCATACGTTCTGTACCAACAGTCCCAAACAATAGTTCAGAACCTGATTGAGTAGCAAATACTTTTGCTTCTCCTGAAGCATTTACTGAAAGTTCCAATCTTTTTGAACCACCACCAGTTTCTTCAAGTCTAATTGTTGGAGTAGTTGCATTTACTTGAAATTCTGTTGCTGGATTTGTAAGACCAATACCTACTCTACCAGCACTTGTAATCCTCATAGCTTCTGTACCACCTTCTGTGAAAGCTATTGTGTCTGCTTTAGATTTTGACTTTCGCCGAATTTTTTGTAATATCTATAATATGATTATATTTATACTAGGAACTATCTTAGGAGTTTATTTAGGTTGGATATTTGAAGATAGAATAAACGACTTTATAGAATCAATTAAAATACATTTTAATATTAAGTAATCTTGATTTTATTGCGTTGCACCATTATATACTCCTAAACTAACGGAGAATAAAATGTTTACATTTAAACTACCGACATACGAAGAATTAAAACAAAACTACGAAACATACTTAAAAGATGTTCAGAAGTTTTATAAAGACTGGTATTCGGATATACAAAAGACTTTTAACAAATAACTTTATTAAAACACAATAGTTTGATAAACAAACTGCATAATATTAATTGCATTTACAAACTTTGGATTGGTGGGTGTGTCTTGCTAAAGTCTTGTAAATGCTTAAACGACAATGGCAAGAACTCACAACGAAGAATTAATCAGTCTAAAGGGACATATAACAGGAATCCGTAGAGAAATTAAAATACTAGGTACTTCAGTTTATAAGCTGGAGAAAAGATTAGAAAAACTATTCTGGTCTATCTTTATTGCTCTTGGAACTTTAAGTATGGCTTTATTAACTTTATTCCTTGCCAAGTAAAACGAATACAACTAGTAGTTAGTTATGGACACAAGAAGGATTCTGGTTATATCAGATTTACATTTGCCTTATCATAGGCAAGATTCTTTTGATTTTCTAAAAGCATTAAAAAAGGAATATAAACCTACATTTGTAATGTCTATTGGTGATTTGCTAGATCATCACGCACTCTCATTCCACGATTCAAACCCTGATTTGTTTTCTGCTGGACATGAACTTGTTAAAGCAAAAGATTATGTAAAAGAACTTGAATCAATATTCCCTGAACTTATAGAAATAGATTCTAACCATTCATCAATGGTTTATAGACGTGCATTAAAACATGGTATGCCAAGAGCATATCTAAAAGAATATGGCGAGTTCTTAGGAACTAAGAAATGGAAGTGGGCAGATGACTTGACTATTACTTTACCAAATAAACAAAGATGCTTATTCACTCATGGTCGTTCTGCTGACGTTTTAAAAGTATCACAAACAAATGGAATGAATTGTGTGCAGGGACATTTTCATACTAAGTTTAAAATAGAATACTGGGC